GACTATTACAACAGATGCTAATTCAAGAAATCTTCAAGACTTTACTGCAACTGCAGGACAAACAACATTTACTGTAACAGGAGGATATGTTGTAGGTCTTTTAGATGTTTATGTTAATGGTTCTAAATTAACATCTTCAGAATTTACTGCCACCAATGGAACGACATTTGTTCTTACAATTGCTTCTACTGTTGGGGATCAAGTACAGAGCATAAATTATAAAGCAAGTGTTAATGGCATAAGTGGTGCAGGGACTGCTAACTATGTGCCTAAGTTTACTGCAAGTGGTACGATAGGTAATAGTAGCATTTTTGATAATGGTACTAATGTTGGTATAGGAACAATTACACCTACAGGATATTCAAGTAGAAGTTTAAATATATTTGGTTCTGCAAGTGCTGAATTACATATTACTACAACTGGTAGCGGTACATTACAAAGCGATGGTTTATCAATTGGATTAAGAGATAGTGATGGTTCGGCTCAGTTGATTTTAAGAGATAATTCGTTTATGGCTTTTGGAACTAACGATTCTGAACGTATGCGAATTACTAATTTAGGAAATATTTTAGTAAATACATCTACAAATAATAATTTAGGAAATGATGGCAATAAAGGAATAACAATAAATTCTGGAGGTGCAGCATTAGCATCGTTTATTTCTTTTAGAACATCAAATAGTGATCGAGGCATAATGTATGCTAATGATACTGAAATGTTAATTGGTAGTCAAACTAATATACCATTATTATTTTATACAAATAATAGTGAAAAAATGAAAATTACAAGTGCTGGTAGAATTTTATGTAGTGGTGATGTATGGGGTACAGAAAGATTTGGAGTTGTTTTAGATAGTTCATTAGCATCTTCTACTGGTATAACTGCTTACATGAATAACACAAGTTATACTGGCTCATTAATTAGAGTTCAAGCGGAAACTGTAGGAAATACAAGTTGGTATGGATATGAATTAAGGGCGCAGGGAGTTATTAAATATGGTATATATGGAAATGGTTCAGTAACTGCCCCTTCAGATGAAAGAAGAAAGAAAAATATTGAAACAACAAGGGAAGGATACCTTAAAGATCTTTGTGATTTAAGAGTTGTAAAATATAATTGGAAAGATGATGAAGAAGGAAAAGATAGGGAATTAGGATTTATTGCTCAAGAAGTAGAAAAAATATTTCCAAAATTAGTAGAAACTGGACATGATGGATTAAATAATGAAAACGAAGTAAAACTTTTAAAACAAGGTGTTTTAGTTCCTATTCTTGTAAAAGCAATTCAAGAATTATCTGCCAAAGTAACATTATTAGAAAACAAATAAGATGACAAAAATATCCAATCAATATAGTTTAACCAATATACTAACGGCTGATTTAGCAAATAGTCGTTTAGGGATAAATAATGTTAGCCCAACAGTAGCTTTAGATGTCACAGGAGCAGGGAAGTTTTCGAGTAGTGTTAATGTTCAGAACTTTTTAACTGTTTCTGGAGCAACTACTTTAGTAGCACCTACTTCAGGTAAGTCTATTGAAATGGTCTATAGACTTGATGGAGCCAATGATTACGCTTTTATTCAAGCATATGACAGAACTGCAAGCGTACTTAAAAGACTTGATTTAAATGCATCAATGACTATTTTGCCATCTGGCAACGTAGGGATTGGAACGAGTAGTCCAGTTGAAAAACTTGAAGTTGTTAGAACTACTGGTGCTGGGGTGTATATTAAAATACAAGATACGGTAGGTAGTAATTATGTAGGAACTGAAAGCGGTAATTTAGTATTTTTAAATGGTTCTGCAAGTGAAAAAATGCGAATTACGAGTGGGGGATATACTAAAATAAGCAATAATGGTACTTATTTAAATTTATCAGGTACTTTTCACGAACTTAGAAATTCATCAAATGATTGGAATACATACATAACAAGTACTACTTCCTCAAGTCCAAATGGTGTTGTAATTGCATATCCTAATGCAACTCCTAACACTAATAGTAATCATTTTCTATATTGTCAAGATACATTTTTAAGAATGAATGTAATGTCAAATGGTGGTATTCAAAACTATTCAGCTAATAATACAAATTTATCAGATATAAGAACTAAAAAAGATATTGTACCATTAGGTTCATATTGGGATAAGTTTAAAGCAATTGAAATTGTTAAGTTTAAATACAAAGACCAAACTCACGATGACTATAATATTGGAGTTATATCTCAACAAGTAGAATTAGTAGCACCTGAATTTGTAGATATAGATGGATTTGGTACAACTCCAGAAGATGGTATTCCATTAAAATCTATTTATGAAACTGATTTATATCACGCAACTATAAAGGTTTTACAAGAAGCAATGATTAAGATTGAAGAATTATCAGCCAAAGTATCATTATTAGAAAACAAATAATATATTTACACAATTTTTTAACTAAACAAAACAAAAAATGAAGATTGATTTAAATTTTGAATTATTGGATTTAGATGGTAACATCATTGAAAATGCCAATGCAGGAAAAGTAGTTGCCAATTCATTAGTTCAACAATCAAAGGGAGATCCTTTGAAATTCTGGGAATGGGCATTAGCACTAAACAAAGGTGAAGCATTAGAACTTGATTCATCTGACCTTGAAACCTTCACAACATTTGTAAAGGATAATGAGAATTATGCAATTATTGCAAAAGCACAAATTTTAAAAGCACTTAAAAAGTAATGGAACATTGGAATGAAGTTATCTTGCCAACATTGACTGCATTCTTTGCATCAATAATCACATGGATTTTTGGCAGAAAAAAAGCACAGGTTGAAGTTGAGGCTGGCGAGATAACCAATGTCCAAGAAGCAATTAAGATTTGGCGAGAAATGGCAAACGATATGAAGCAAGAAGTTGCTGATTTGAAAGCCAAAGTAGAAACGTTAACGGCTGAAATACATAGTCTTAGAAGCGAGAATATAGAACTTAGAAGCAAACTTGATGAAGATAAGCCAAAAAGGACTCGACCTGCTAAAAAGATTTGAGGGAGTTAGGTTAAAACCTTACCTATGTCCTGCAGGTATTCCGACAATATCAATTGGATGCACATACTATCCAGATGGTACAAAGGTAAGGATGACTGATCCAGAGATTACCCAAGCAAGAGCAACTGAAATATTCCTTAATGTCTTGAAGCATTATGAAAGTTCAGTTGATTCTTTTACAAGGGATGACATTACTCAAAACCAATTTGATGCTTTAGTATCATTTGCTTATAATGTCGGCACAGGTGCATTGAAGAAAAGCACACTACTTAAAAAAGTAAATGCAACTTCTTACCATTATATCTTGCAAGACAAGCAAGGTAGAAACACAAAAGTCTATAATAAAAATAGATACCTTTAGAACTGAAAAGATAGTTCATATTTATAATTCAGTTAGGGATACCTTAATTATTGAGAATCCTTGCGATTCTTTAGGCTTACTGACACGATTTTATAGCAAGATAACAATACCACAAGGTAAGATAATAATAAGGTCTTACAAGGGAACTATTAAAGCCACAATAGATATAGATTCAATAAGGAATGTATATGAAAAACAATACCAATCTAAATTAGAGGAAAACGAGAATATAACCTTTGAAAGAATAGTAAGGGAAGTCATTCCAACATGGGCAATATTAACGATGATAATTCAAGGTGTATTAATATTTGTATGGGTTTATTTTAAATTCATTTATTAATGCCAAACAAAACGATTGATCAACCAGAATCAAAAAGAAGCAAAGCAAACGATCTTCTTGAAACTATGATGGATGTCATGGAAAATATTCAGTACATTGATGATGCAGGATTTGCACTACGCATGAAAGTTTTAAACAACATTGAATTTTTAGTCGATGTTATAATGGAAGAATATGAACAAAGCCGATAAAATAATAAAGATTAGGGAGCATTTTTACTCTACTAACATGACTAACAAGGATTTTTATAACACATTTCACGAAATGTATGGTTATAAGTCTTGGAATAGTTTAAGAAAATTAATGAATGCTAACGGGATATTAACAAGCACACGATCAAGTAGATCAATTAACCAAGAGATCCCACCAGTAATTGTTAATTATAATCTTGATACTATTGACAACTTTGGTATTGAAGCAAGTTTAGGTGAAGAATATACATCTGCAAAACTACCAAGTCATTTAAAAAAGATTGGAATATTATCCGATATTCATTTTCCTTATCATGATTTAGAAGCACTTACCTGTGCAATAAAACATTTAAAGGATCAGAAAATTGACTGCCTTTATTTGGCAGGAGATTGCTTTGATTTTTATGCAATAAGCCGTTTTGAACGCGATCCAGACAAAAGGGATTTCAAAAGAGAGGTAGAAATGAATAGAGAATTTCTTCAAAGATTGCGTGATATTTTTAGGGACATTCCTATTTATTTTAAATTAGGTAATCATGAGAATAGATATGCAAGAGCATTAAACAATGATGCAGAGGAATTTGCGCAATTACATGATCTCCAGTTTGACATATTCTTTAGGCTCGATAAGTTGAATATTATAATGGTTGAAGACTGGAGAGGTATGGAAATGGGTGATCTATTGGTATTGCATGGGCATGAGTTGTATGGAGGTGGGGGAGTTAACCCAAGTCAAAACCTATTTAATAAAACAATTTGTAATACATTAATAGGTCATGTTCACAGAACAAGCAATACACAGAAGAAAACAGGCTTTAAGGAATTTATTAATACATATTCTATTGGATGTTTAACAGTATTGAGTCCAAAGTATATGCCGTTTTCTATGCACAATCATGGATTTGCAGTTGTTGAAATTGATAACGGGAAATCTAAAGTTAGAAATATTCAAATAAAAGATGGAAAAATTGTTTAGATTTGTTCTTTCATAGTTAAAAGGTTTAAGTTTTAGTACAATTTCCCTATTGGCTTTGCTAGTAGGGATTTTTTATACACAATAAATATTTAAAATAATTTTAT